ACCAGCGCACCGTTCAAGAGAGCAGAATCAAACTCGTCACCAAGCCACGTCGTACCCGCCGTTACGATAGACTCCGGGTAGTACCCGTAATGAAGTTCTGACGAATACGACGCATCCGGCGTAGGTCCAACAATGAAGGTATCATCGTCGAAATAGGCGTAGTGCTTGGGAAGTCCGGTCGCAGACGGAACTGGGTAGGCTTCTCGGATGAAGTTCACATCCTTGTTGATCAGGAAGTGGTATGCGCCATCTCCGTCAACAACCGCAAGGCTGTAGCTGTACAGGAAGTCAGAAGGGGCTGCGAGGTACTTGTTCCCAGACGTAAGCGAACCTGTCACGTTTTTACGCAGTGCGGGAATCTGGACCGTATTGTAGATGGTCTGCTCCGCTTGTTGCGTAAACATAGCAAGCTGCGCGTCTGTGAATGACGTTTCGCAGATGTCTTGTATGTTGGTTTTCAGGTCCGCGTAGTTCATTACGCCATCGGTCCTCGTGCCATCGTGCCCTTAGTCGCTGCACCGGTGCCACGCACCTTGATGCCCTTCTTCTTAGGCTTACTGACCATGCCACCCTTCTTCATACGCTTACCGCAACTTGATGCCATGTCTCGATCTCCTACGTTATGACTACTATAACCTGTCCTACGAACGCTGTACTGACAACCGGCTGTACGGGCTGAATCAACGCCCTGCTTGTCGCCAATTCCGCGAAGTCTGGGCGCGGGTTGCGCAGTGCTTGCGGATCGTGTACCGGGAACTCGCCTAAATGTAGCTGCGGGTGATCCGGGTTCCAGCATTCAGGGCACGCTTTGACGTTTGTGTCGCGCCCCTTCACGATCAGATTCCGCAGTTCCCGCAGTTTGTACGGGAACCCGCACACATCGCAGAGCGCGTTGGCTTTCTTGCCAGAAGCGAACCGCGTCGCCATCAGACCCTCGCTATGCGCGGAACAAACCGCGCTGGGGCTTTCTCACGGTCTTCTTCGGCTGCAAGCTGGAACTGCGCTTCGTACTCAGCTTTCAACAACTGCACCCGGTCCGTCAGTTCCGGTACCTTCATGGCGATGTAGTATGCAAGCCCTGCAACGAGACACGGCAGGAATCTGAACACCACGTCAGGCGTATCGATACCGTTCCCAGCGTCCTGTATGCGCCGCATGCGCCAATACCGAAACACGTACTGATTTGTATCAGGGACAGGCCATACAACAATTTTAGGGTTGTCGCGCAGTCTGCGAATCCATACTTGGATCGGACGCCCCTGAGACAGCTTATTGGGTATGGACGAGTAGGTACTGGAACTGATCCGGCTGATGGTCAGGTCGGACTGCGTAGCCACGTTTCCTGCACCGGTGCGAATCACCTGATCCAGCAAGTCAATGGTATCGGCAGGCAAGTCATACTCAGAGGTGCCTGCTACGAGCGACACAGAGCCTTCGTCGATCGTCCAGAGGTTGATGCCACGGTTCTGCCACTCGATCATCATGAGATTCATGGAACGCCGCGCAGTGCGCAGGTCGTACCCAGAACGCATTTCCCGACCAGCACGCTCCCACGCTTCCTCCGCAATGTCGGTGAAGTCCATAGAGAACGCTGTCGTGCCCGATGTCGTCATGGCTATTTCCTGAACTTGGCGGTCTTTTCCGCGATCTTCTTCGGCTGCTTGACGAACTGCTTACCTGCTTTCGTTCCTTTGCGCTTCGCTCTTGTCGTTGCCGCATACTCTTGCGGACTCAACGACTCCCGCGCTTTTTTAGGCAAGTAGCGTTCACCCGTTGCCTTTGGACCTTGCGTAGAGGGTTTACCCGAGCGGGTACCCCACTCTTCTTTCGTCCACTTGTCCAAAGACTGCTGTGCGGGTTTCTTAGCCATCAGTCGCGGTATCCCCCGCCAGCAGCCTTGTACTTCTGCGCAACCATCTGTGCTTTACGGGCTGACCACTGACCCGGCTTACCGCCTTTGTCAGAAGCTTTCACTTGGTCAAAGATGCGTTTGCGCAAGGCAGGCTTCGTATAGTTACCTGCCTCATTCACACGACTCTTGACCTTGCCACCCCGGTAGTAGCAGCGCATTTACATCTTCACCATCTTGGCACCCTTGGTGCCTTTCTTCGCCATACCGCAGCCGCGCACCTTGCCGCCAGACTTCATCTTGGGCATGTCGTCCATCATCGGCTTTTTGCTCATGGCAGACTTCTTCATGCGCTTCTTCATTTCCATCGGCATTTCTTCAGCCATGCCGCCAGCCTGATACTTCTTAGCCATACCGCCGCCCATCATCTTCTTCGGTTTCATGAACTCTTCTCCAACTGATTGAGGTACACCTACTTGCTTGGCAAACTTGGGGTTGTTTGCTACTGCTGCCATGAATTTGCGTTGTTTCTCACTTTTTGCTGGCATTCGTCACCACTTCGCCTTGTCCGCCCAGTAAGCTGCTGACATCTTACCTTTTGCGATGTTTCGCGCATGCCTAGCTTTGAAACTAGCTCGTTTCTTCTTCATGCGATCCGACTCTCCGGCTTTCGGCTTGCCCGCTGTTTCTGCGCCTTGCTCGCCAAAACGGATCACCTTTTCTTTTCCGCCTTCGCACGCTTTCACGACGTGAGATTTTTTGGGATGTCCGGGTGTACGTTTTGGCTTGTTGCATGCCATTGACCCCTTGTCGACTCGTCCACCAGCAGCAAACCTGCGTCTCATGGTGCGCCCCTCAGCTATAGAACAGCGTCATGGAGTTGAGCACGTTCTGCGCGAACAGTGCGTAGCCACCGCCGTCATGCCGGATGCCGTAGTCAGGGATCGACGGGTACTCGGTCGCTTTGTCTTCGCCAGTCGTGCTGTACTGCATGCGAATCCTGCCCGTCGCAGACCCCTCACGGAAGGTCACGACTCCAGCCGTAGCGGAGTTGACGACATAGATACCACGCAGGCGTAGCGGTCCACGGAACACCGGCGCAGCGATAGCCGAACCAGACCCAGCAGACACGTCGCCAGCCGTTGCTGCGCTCGCAGCAATCTGAGTAACCGTGCTGAAGTAGGCAGTGCCCACGGCTGTGTCGGTATCTGCACCTGTAATGACTTCAGTCTGTGCAGCGCCCGTCTCGTCCGTGCCGGTGACAGTAAATGTCACCAACTGATCGTCGCCAGCAGAGGTGATCGTGACGTTGCGAGGGTAATCAAACGTCGCTACGCCGCCTGTTGTGGCAGCGCCATTGATCGTGAGATTCCCGGCAGCGCCAAGGGTTGCAGCAGTGGAGATAGCGTCGACATCAGCCGCACTGGGCTGGATGAAGGTCGCTTCGATATCTGAACTTGACATACATTACTCCTTGATCTCCCCACGCAGCACCATTGCTTTGTAGGCGGCAGAGCCTTTCGGCGGTAATTCTACCGCCGCAGGCTGCTTCACCGACTTCTTCGGCTTTGGTTTCGCTGCATCACTCATCGGGTTTGAGCCGCGAAGATGTAGTCAATGGTGGCAAACTTGGTGCCGGTAACAGAACCAGAAAGCTCCATCGCACCAACGGTCATCTCGGTAGTAGAAATGTTCGTTGTGTGAGTCGCAGCCAGTACGTTGTTTACGTAGAACTCAACGCGGCTGGTACCAACAACCAGAATCCCCAGCGTGACGTAGGTATCGTCTGCCAGATCGAAAGCTGATCCGAGCGCAGTAGCCGTCTCAGTACCACCACTTTCAGTAATACACTGGAGCGTAGCGGTACCATCGTCCGACTCAAACACAATCCGATCCGCAGCGGTAAGCATGGCTTCTGGATTGGTGGCGAAGTTGACGGTGAACCCGACACAGAAGTCCATATCGTCCGCGTCAGAGACTTTACACTTGGTCTGGAACCAAATGTTGCGCCCTGCTTCGACCGCAAAAATCTCGTTACCCTGCACGGATGCGCCATCGTCATCGGTTGTGGCTGCGCTGGTCAGTTCCAGAACACCATTCGCAATGTCTGCACCAATAGCAGCGGTAGCGCTGGAGTCTTTAATAACTGTCCAGTCGTTCGTCGAATCCAGCGCAACGCCGGTGAAGTCGTCGAACAGGGTGACGACGCCAAGATTCACGCCGATAGGAAGGTCAGTGAATGCGCCTTTGTCAGCGCCTTTGCCAGAATAGAGGACTGGACCTGAAAAATGGGTGTTCGCCATTGCGAAGAACTCCGTGTTGCAGCACTCACCATACCGTCTCTGCAAAGTCCGCTGGGTCGGTCGGCATGGTTAAAATACCCAGAACCTAACTTCTTATACACCGTTGGCTAGGGGGCGTCAACAAACAAAAAGCCCCCTTGCGGGGGCTTCTCGTAGCACTTACGCGCCGGGGCTGCCGAAGATACCCAAGGGGTCAGACACCCCGAATGAGTAACGCTCCCGAGCCTTATATCTGCTGTTTCCAGTGTCGAAATCAGCATCCATAGAGGTCTGCATGGGAGTACGGACGAAATGCTTCAGACCGTTGGGAACGTCGGTCAACAGGAACCAAGCGTTTGTATCGGTCAGGAAGTGGTTGATGGCATAGCCTCCCGGAATCGCACCGTTGTTACGCAGCGCGTTCAGGTCGTTGTCGGCAGTGCCAACCCGTCCTTCGGTTTCCAGCAGTCGGGTAGCGACGAACTGGAGTGCAGGTGGGATGATCAACTTGCGGGGCTTGGCGGCGATCAGCAGACCACGCTCGTCAGTCCATGCAGCGATCTGAATCACAGCGGCTTCCAAAGAAGTCTCGTTGAGATCAGCAGCAACAGTAGGACGGTTGGAGTTGGTGCCACCATCGACCAGCGGGTGATCGGTTGCGCAAAGAACTTTGCCGTCGCCGTAAGTGGTGCCGGAGAAAGCGTTGTTCAGGATTGCAGCAGCCTTGACCTGCTTGGTGTACGCCATAGCGCGAGCGAGCGCCTTGGTGTAACGGGCAGACAGCGAGTCGTACAGGTTGTCTTCGATAGCCTCTTCGGTGATCGAGAAACCCATAGCGATCGTTTCGTGGGTGTACCGGGCAGTCCAAGCTTCCTGAGCGGAATCGTAGGCGATTGCAGCGCCTTCGTTCTTCACAGGGGCAGCAGAGAAGCCTGACAGCTTGGTTTCTTCCTCGAAGGAGCGATCGGAAGATTCAGTTTCGTAAATCTCCTTGTGCTCTTCGCCGTATTTAGCATATTCCAGACCAAACAGAGCGTTCAGACCCGGAAGTAGCTCTTTCAGTAATTGAGCGCGTGAAATAGCCATTGGTCAGACTCCTTATACGCCGGTAGCGTTGTTGTACTGGTGCATGCCAGCGTTGATCTTGACGATAAACTCGACAAAGGCGTCAGCGCCAGTGGCGGTATCGGGAACAACGTCGATGATACGAATCGGCAGCGAGTTGGTGGTGGCAGAGGACGAGCCGAGGATAGCGACAGCGGAGTTACCCGTAACCGTATCACCAGCGTTCTGAACCAACGACACGTTAGAGCCGATCAGCGCACGCCCGTAACCAGCAACGACAGTCGTGCCAGATACTGAAGCGACCTTGAACAGCGCGTTCGGGTCGTCACAGACATAGGCAACGGCGTCAGAGGCGACGGTTCCAGTAGGCCAGTATTGGCTAAACAACTTATACTTCAGGGTAGGGTCAGTGTACGAACAGCCCAAGAACACCCCTACTGGAGTGGCGGCAGTTGTACCTGTGTCCTTCTCGACGACACCTGCGGTAACAAGTTTGACGAGATCGCCATTAAACAGGTTTGCAGCATAACCCGAGGCGATTTTGAATTGCCGGGTGGCTCCTGCGAACGGTAGACCGCCAATCAGATTGACAGGCTTCAGCCCGTAGGGAGCAGAAACAGTTGGGTAAGCCATGACTAGCTCCTATTATGATCCGCTTCCGAAAGTGACCTGCGTCTTACGCTCACGGAAAAGTGGCATACGCGGGTCGTTCTCTCGCATGAAATTGTTATCGACGGACGCAATCTGTCTATTGGTTTGTTCCGCATAGAACTCGTTGCGTTCTTCGACCATCTCGACGGGTGCCTTACATAGCATCAAGCCACCAATCACGACGTTATCCTTGAACCGCTCTTGTTCGACGGAGACAAGGGTAATTTCGGGGTGATCCGACGCTTTGACTGGCTCCCAGCCTTCGCGTAACTTTGAAGAAACATTCGTGGCGTCAACCTGTCCCAGCGAACTGACGCGCACCCAACGAAATTCATAACCCGGCTCGGGGTTCGGCGAGGGCAATACCTCGGGACGTTGCCAAGCGCGTTTGCGGGTCGTTTTTTCGCGTGCGGTGTTTTCTCTACTCAGACGATTCTCAGCCATTTTGCTTCCTCATATCCAGTGCAACCTGTTTGGCGTATTGTTCGGGTGTCAGCCCGAGGCGTTTTGCGAGTACCAACTGTGTCTGCGTTAACCGAATTTTCTTCGGTGCTGTGCTCCGCGTAGCGGGTGCAACCACATTTGGTGACTTCTTCGGCTTCGGTTCTTCGACATCCTCGAACTGTTCCGGGAAGACTTGTCGCATACGTGCGTCAATGCGCTCGTAGTAGTCATCACTTCGGGGATCAACCCCATCACGGACCAGCTTATTGTGCAACCCCAGAGCGAAACTTGTCATTTCCGGGTCTTGGTTAAACCAAGTATTCGCTTGTTGCCAAGCGACCGCTCGCGGATCGACACGAACCTGCTCAGGGGCGGGTTCTTGGGACATTTTTACAGGTGTTTTTTCGTCCTGTAAAGTGGGAACACGAATATTACTTAACTTATCAGCCTTTATCTTGGCATTTGTGAGGCTTTCTTGCGCTGCGAGGACGGCATCAGAGTCTCCAGCCTCGTACGCTTCCTTGTATGCCTTCTTTGCCGCTTCAAGCTCAGCCGCCGCGCTCTTCTTGGCTTGATCCAGCATGGCGGACTGATTTTTGTTGGTCGTCTCCTTCAGCTTGCGGTTTTCTTCGACAAGCTGCTGAGTAATACGCTCAAGCTCTTCGCGCTCGCGTAGTGCCTGCTCTTTGGCACGACGCTCATCATGATAACCTTTGCTGAAGTGCTGAATACGCTTGCGAACCTTCTCAGAGTATTCCTCAAGTTCTTCATCAGTAACATCGCTTGGAGGCTCAGATGGTTTGCGACCACGATCAGCTTTCGGCGTATCGTCCACAACCTCGATCTCAAACTCATCGTCGCTCTCCTTCGCCTTCGGCTTACCGATGGTTTCCGCACTTGAAGGCTCGATGTCGATGGACTTCTTGGTGTCCTGCTCGTCTGGGAAATCGAACTCTACTTTTTGCATTGGCATTGTCGTACCCTCATACCCTGTAGATACCACGAGGATCAGGAATAACCGCCTCGATGGAGTCGTCATTCATTAGCCTGAACTCTTTACCGTTGACCTTGAACCGTGTACCGGTGTTCATGCGGAACATCACGTAGTCCCCGCATTTGCACCACGGTCCTTCTGGGAACCTGTCTTTGTCGGCATAAGCCCCTTCGCCCATATCGACAACCAGCCCCATAATGGACATCACGTATTCGCGGTGCTTCACCGCTTCGGTCTTGATCAGTAAGCTGTTCTCGAAGTTGTCTTCGATCTCAGGCAGGGCGACAAGTACGCGGTACCCAACAGGCTTGGGTAGTTGTGCTTCCCATTCGGCTTCTGTCACTTCAGTTACGTCAGTCATCGTCATCACTCATGTAGTTACGCGAGAGGTCTTCTACTATCCTACGGCTGGCTTCTAGACCCCGAATCAAGCCAACCACTTCCCGATACCCGGCGTAATCTTTCGCAGACCCGGCATACAGAAAGTCACTTGCAGACGAGCGTTGCTCGTCGATACGTTCCATCAGCACGTCAAAGACGGTTTTTGCCATTATTCGCCACCTTCAGGCTTCGTTTGCCTGCTCTGTGCTTCACTCATAATCCGCGCAAGCTCAAGGTCAAGCTTGGTATTGTCTTTACGTCTACTTGCGGCAAGCCGTACGCCTTCTTTCTGCGCTTCCAGCTTGAGACGTTCCACGTCAATAGCCGCTTTTGCCTGCATCTTCTGCTGTTCAAGCTGCGCGTCTGCCTGATCCTTCGCGGCTTTGCGCTGAATCTCCTGCGCCCGAAGCTGAAGCTCTGCCTGCTGCATCTGTACGATGGGGTCTTGTGCCTTCTGCTGGGCAGCTTGCTGGGCTTGCTGCTGCATGTGGCTCTGCGTGACCTGCTTGGCAGCGTCGGCGACGAGGCGAGACAGTTGCACCTCGATATCTTCTGGCAGTTCTTCGCCCGGTGGTGGAAGCGTGACGCCAAGTTTCTCTTCGATCTGTTTGCGGTATGCAAACCCAAGGTGCTCGGCGATGTGTGCCTGCAACGACATCATGATCTGCTGTGCCTGCGGGTTCTGCCCGATCATCTGGGCAACCATCGGGTCTTGCATGAACGCCATGTGCGCAGCAATGTGGGCGTCGTGGTCCTGATACATGAACGCTCGCAGCGGCTTACCCACCAGCGCGTCCATATTTTCGCTGATCGGATCGGTCGGCTTCGCATCATCCCGTGTGGGAACGAGTTTGTCGGCGTTCTTGACCCCCAACACCTCGATCATCTGCCGATGAAGCTGGGGGAGATCGTAAATCTGGGGAGCCTGCTGCGCCATCTGGAGCACGGCTTGGTACTGCACCACCCGCTGCGCCATCGTACTGCTGTTCGGATCACTCACCGGGATCACGTCGACCATCGCATAGTCGGCTTGCCGTGCGCTGATCTCACCCCTATGAGGCTGGTACGAGTAGTCGACCGCTGCAAACTCGGCAATCAACATCTTGAGCAGCTTAAACTCCTGCTTCATGGCGTAGTGAACCCGCGCCTGCACCGCCGCCATCGGCTTCAGTGTGCGCTCAAGCAGCGCCAGCGTCGTCCCAACAGGCGCATTCGCGCTCATGTCGGAGATGTTCATGTCGCTGATCGCACCCAGCCTGCGCCCCTCAGTCGTGATCTGATTCAGCAGAGCGAGCAGTACCTGACTCGGTTCTTTGTACGGCAGCGGCATGATGTTGTCGCGGATCGAACCAGACGGTACGTCAACATCTTTCCACTCACCCGGTTCAATCGGCGCGTCGTCACCCTTGATCCGCAGCCCTCTGGACTTCAGACCTCCGGGCAAGTTTGCCAACGTGCCAGCGTCCACAAGCTGTCGGATGATCGACGTACCTGCACGCGCATAGCCACCGATGATGTGGATCAGCCCCAGACCGTAGAAGCCAAACCCCGGCACGTAGACGTAATGCACGAAGTGCTGCCGCTTGAGCGCCAGCGGGTCGTCTTCGTTCCAGTTGCGCCGGATACTCAGCACCTCGCCGGTGCCCTTGTCGATTGTGATGACGTAAGGTTTTGGCAGGTCGTCGGCATCGTCGATGTCGCTGTCGTCGGCTTCGCCGCCTGCGGCGCTATCGGCGTCCAGCACGATATCGGCGTGAATCTCGTAGAGCATGTACCGGTCGTCATCGGTCAACGAGAAGCCGTTATCCCTCGCCTTCTTCTCTTCGATGTCGGTGTGGTAGGGCACCGGCTCGCCAAGCTCTACCTCCCGGTAGAATCCTGCTGCCTGCAACTTGCGAAGCTCGTTCTTGGTCTTACGCATCTGGTGCGTGACGCGCTCAGCCGTCTCGATGTGGCTGGCACCATAAGGCACGATGACATCTTCAGCGGGGATGAACACGGCGACGGATCGCCCCAAGTTCGGGTCGAAGTAGACTTTCTTAAACGCCGATCCTGCCAGCCCGAGGCTGTACAGCATGCGCTCGTGCTCTGACCGATACTCGACCATGTTTTCGGTCAGTTCGTAGTTCATATCCGCTTTGACGCGCTGCGCGGCTTCCAGCTTTTCCTTTGTCTCGTCGCCCAGCACCTTTACCTTGACGGGTCCAGCGGCGGGGAACGTCTCTGACATGGTTTCGGCTTGGAAGCGGATCGCCGCTTCAGCAAGGACGGTTGAGAACACCCCGCACGCGCCTTCCCACGGCATTGAGCGCTCTTCGTACTTGAACCCAAGCACCTCCAGCCCTTTGACGAAGGTATCTGCCCAGTCCTTGCGGCTGTCGATGTCTGCCTGCACCGCACCCATAAGCTCTTGTGCAAGCTCCCGCAGCGCCCCTTCCTCCATGTACTCGGCGAGGTTGGCGTCAAACGGCGCGGTATCGAGGCTATCGGCGTCGGGGATGATGGTAATCTCCATGCTCCCATCGGACAGGATGACTGCTTCTGGGTCGATGATCTCGATCTGAAGTTCACCGGCTTCGCCTTCGCCTTCGGCGCTGGGAGCGTTGGTGTCGTAGTACATACTCTTATCAATAGCCATTTTTATCCCCTGTGCCGCGACGCGGCATCAATAATAGGCAGCACGCTTTGCTCTGAAATACTGCGGTTCTTCGGGTTCGTCGGTCGGCAAACGGATAAATCCACCTTGTCGGAACCGCATCAGCGCCATAACAGTTGAGTCTACAAGGTCATCGTGGCTCATGAACGGAAATCCTGCCACTTCCTCCACCAACTCTTCTGCCCAGCGGGTCGCAGGCACCCAGACCATCCCTGACGCCACGATATCTGCCACAGAGTTTAGTCGCGCCATCTTGTCCCCTGTCCCTCTGTGTGGCGTGTACTCTGACACCGGCAGTCCCATACGCCGCATTTCCTGATACAGCGCCGTCCCAGCGCTCTTTTTCTCGACGATGAAGGCGTCTGGGTCCCAGTCGGCGTATTCTTCGGACGCGAGGCGCTTCAATTCGGGAAATTCCACCCGCTTCTTGATGCTGTTAAGCAGTATGATGTTATACGCATTTGTCTCTTCGTTGTAAAACACTCCCCACGTCGTCAGAGCAGTGTAATCCGCACGATTATGGGTTTCTGCGGCGGCATCCAGCGACATGATGATGAACTCGCACGACGGCGGGTCTTCGCTCCCCCATGTCTGCCACCATTCCCGCTTGATAATCGACGCTTCTTCGGCAGTGGGTTGCTGCTGGTACTGTGCATTCCACTGGAACGCAGGCATGGACGCCTTGGTACGCAGCAGATCATCAAGGGAGAAGAACTCAGACCAGAGGGGTTTCTGCACCGACTCGCCGGTTTTCGGGTCGATGGTGTCGAGGATCGCCGGGAACTCAATCACCTCGTACTGGTCAGCCCGTTTGTTGTGCGACATGTCGCGTATCAGGCGTCCACTGAGGTCATCCATATGCCATCGTGTTTGCACCACCGCGACACGACCTCCCGGCATAAGACGGGTTCGAGCACCGAAGGTGAACCACTCGTAGGCTTTCTCGAAGACCTCAAAGTTACCGTTCAGGATGTCCTGTTCCGAGTGCGGATCGTCCACCAGCAGCAAGTCAGCACCGCGCCCTGCCAGCGCAGACCCTACGCCACAGGCGTAGTAACTGCCTCCCATGTTGGTGTTCCAGCGTCCAGCGGACTTGCTGTCGATTGCGAGGGCGACATTCGGAAATATCTTTGCGTATTCTTCGGTCGCAATGAGGTTACGCACCTTCCTACCGAAGTCTACCGCGAGGTCAGCGGTGTGCGACACCATCATGACCTGCTTGTTGGGGTTCCTGCCAAGGAACCACGCAGGGAAATAAATTGAGACGAGTTGGCTCTTACCGTGACGAGGCGGCACGTTGACGCAGATGCGGTCCTTGTACCCGCCTTCGATCGCCATCAGCATGTCGGCAAGGATGCGGTGGTGGCGTCCGACTTTATAGTCAGGCTGCATGCGCTTGCAGAACTCGATGAGATCGTCTCTCGCCGCCTGATTCGCGTTGCGTGTGGTCAGTTCTTCTGTGATGCGGTTGACTTCTACGAGGTCTTCTTCAGACAAGTCGTCCAACTGCGAGAGCAGTACGCCGATCTCGTCGTCACTGAGCATCGACGATTTCCTCCGCTTCGGCGCTTCGCGCCGCTGCGTTCGCGGCGAACGCATCGCGTGCGGCACTGGAGGCGCTTGCCTCGCGCAGTGCCAGCAGCTTCTGACGCAGTTGTTCCTTCAGGTCATCCGTGGATCGGTGCGTCACCGTCACTTCCGTCTTCTCGGAGAACAGACCGACATCCGATATCTTCCCGAGCAGTTCCAATGCGCGGATACGCACCCTCGGATCGGGATTCTCGGTTTCCTGCACCAACTTGTTCGTCACAAGATGGCGTATCTGCACGGCGTTATCGACCACCGCGTGCCCGAAATCGTCGAGGATGACCTTGGTCAGCCGGAGTGCAGCAGGGGTCGCCTTGGCAGCGCGTTTTGCCACCGCACGCTTGTCCTTGTCCGTCACGCTCTGGGCATGGGCAGTCACCAGCGCAGCGGCAGCGTCTCGGTCTTGGTTCGTCGGTGGGAGTTCAGGCAAGCCGACAAGCTCTGCGCTCTGGCACGCAGCTTCCGCACGCTCGCGCAAGTCGAGGTAATTGCCTACCAGCGGCAGGAATGGTACGTCAACGTCACATTTTATCATGGTATAGCTCGCAGGGCGTAATTATGCACCGTCTTATGAGCATAACGCGAACCGAGCGGGTGCTGCAAGTGCCGTACCGCAAAGCGGCGGCTTCGCGGTGTGCC